GTGAAAAGGTTCGCACCGCATTCACGTCTTGGGGTGAACTCGAGAACTTCATCAACGGTATCATCAACAGTCTCTACAACGGCGCAGCAATCGACACCTACCGCTTCACGAAGAACCTTGTTCCTGCAGCGTTCAAGGATGGTCGTGTCAAGTACGAAATCGTTGAAGAACCAACGACTGAAGCAAAAGGCAAAGCATTCATCAAACTCTGTCGTAAACTATACACCAACTTCCAGTTGCCATCCACAAAGTACAACGCATGGAAGGACTACGGCGGCGATGATGTTGAACCAATCACCACTTGGAGCAATCCTGAAGACATCGTTGTCATGATTCGTTCTGACGTTGATGCCGAAGTTGATGTCGATGTTCTTGCCGCTGCGTTCAACATGGACAAAGCAGATTTCATCGGTCGTGTGATTGTTGTCGATGACTTCGACCTCTATGACAACGACGGCAACAAGATCTATGATGGAAGTTCTATCCTCGGTCTCATTGCAGACAAGTCGTTCTTCAAGATTCGTGTTCAGGACTACGCAATGGATGAGTTCTACAATGCGAATGCGAGAGCGTGGACATACTTCCTCAACAAAACTGCCATGTATAACACAAGTCTCTTCGCAAATGCGTGCGTGCTTGCAACGGCAGCACCTTCGAGCGGTTCGGATTCCGAATAGATCGTCAACAAAATCCCCTGTTATTGACAGGGGGTTTTTTGATGTTATAATAAAAATATGAGTGCAATCACACCACACACTGAAGTGTATCTTCTCAAAAATGTTCCAATTGAATTGGACAACCAACATCAATTGACTTTCGAATCCGCCGAAGCACAAGCAACGTGGTTTCAGTCTCGCCCGAAATTATACCTCGATGACTTCTCGTATCAGAGGAAAAATGGAACAATCCGTGTTCCGATGCATGTCGATTCCCTTCTTGAATATAACTATGTGATGTACAAAAACGACAACTACTCTGACAAATGGTTCTATGCGTTCATTGTCGGGATGGAATACCGAAACGACAACTGTACATATATTCGAATTCAGACAGATCCGTGGATGACATGGATGTTTGACATCACTTGGGGACAGTGTTTTGTTGAACGTGAACACGTTGCAGATGATACTGCCGGTCTTCACACTGTTCCGGAAGGTCTCGAATATGGAGACTACTTGTGTTCAGATGTTGAAGAGGAAGTATACGTTGATTCAACAAAGTCCTACAATGAAGACGGTGCAGCAATGGTCGTGTTTCAGACCACAACTGTCCGATGGACTATTGATGGAACTCTGACGCAATTCCCTACAAATCCAAAACCTGTCTACAATGGACTTCCACAGGGATGTTATATTTTCGCAATTCCTCTTGACACAAATGCAGCAGAAACAATTTCGACAATTGTTGGCGCATATGACGGTGCAGGAAAAGGAAATGCAATCAATTCAATCTTCATTGTTCCAAAAGCAATTTGTGAATGGCAAGATTCGCACGGCGGCGGTTCGATGTTCAACATCACTTTCTACTACCCGAAAACATCATGGAATGCAACATTCGTCGGTTCTCTTTCGAACCTTCCTGTTATGAAACCAAGCAAACTATACGGAGACTATACACCAACCAACAAGAAACTACTCACTGCGCCGTATACTTATTTCTACATCACGAACAATGCCGGTTCAGATATTTCATTCAAGTTTGAAGACTTCTCCGGAACATATGCAAACTTCCGTATGATCGGCGGTTTCGACATGGGAGGTTCAATCAAACTTCTTCCTACGAACTCCCTAAAAACCGGCGGAACAATGGAAAATGGTTGGGGTGAAGGTGTTCTCGGAACAAAACTTCCTTGTCTTTCTTGGATTTCTGACTACTACTTGAACTGGAAAGCGGTCAACGCAAAGAACGTTGCAATTCAGACCGGTCTTGCAGCGGCAGGTTTTGCCGCAAACGCATTGACAGGAATGGTCGGAAGCGTACTCGGAAGCGCACAAGCAGCAAACGCAGCAGACATCCGTATCAACCAGTTGCAAGACAATCCACGCTTGCAGGAAAACGCAATCGAAAATCTCATGTACTCGCCAACCTCTACTGCTGGAAGCGGTTCGATGGTTGGTTCATCAATGAGTTTTGCATCTCAAATTGCAAACATCGCACAACAGGTTCGTTCGGCAGAGATGACTCCTCCTCAAGCAAGAGGAAACGCAAACAGTGCAGATCTCGGTTTCTCCTATGGAAAAGGCGCATTCACTGCATTCACAATGAGCATCCGTCCAGAATATGCCGCCATCCTCGACAAATATTTCGATCTCTACGGATACAAGGTTCTTGCCGTAAAAGTTCCGGAACTATATTCTCGTCAATATTGGAACTACGTCAAGACTGTTGACTGTAATATATGGGGGAACATACCACAAGGCGATTTGGATGCAATCAAGGCAATGTTCAACAAAGGCATCACCTTATGGCACGATGCAGACAACATGCGCCAATATGGTCGAGCAAATCCAATCGTTTCGTAAAATAAAGGAAAGGAAAAAATGAGCAGAAAAAGGCGAAAGATTCTGACTCCGTTCGAAAAAGCGGAAATCATGAATGAAGAAACCGTCAATGACTACATGATGCGATTCCGTAAAATCGCAACGTCGATTTTTGACTGGGTGAATCTTCCCTCCTCTATGGATGCAAGATACATTGAACAATGCTTGTACTATACAGGATCGGCAGCACTTCTTCACACCGAAGAATATGGATTCATCAACACGAAAGCAGCATGCCAAGGCGATTTGACAATCTATGGTCTCCCTTCTCAAATCAACTGCTATTCATACTCGTTTTCTGATACGAGAAATGTGTACAATGGTTTGATTGAAGGTTTGTCCGAAGATAAAAACTCCGAAGCAATTCTCGTCATGAACAACTGGTATATGATTCCGACAGTTGCAACGGTTCAACTTTTTGCACAACGTCTTGCAGAAGCAGACAGAACTTGCGATGTCAACATCAAAGCACAAAAGACTCCGTTGATTGTCTTGATTGACAAGCAGCAGGAACTATCAATGAAGAATGCATATGCGCAAGTTGACGGAAACACTCCGGTCATTTTCGGAGACAACAACCAACTTGACGTGAAGAAGATTCAAAGTCTCAACACCGCTTCCCCGTACGTTGTGGACAAAATCATGGAATACAAGAAGCAGATATGGGACGAATTCTTGACATTCATCGGTTTGAACAACTTGTCTGAAAAGAAAGAACGTCTCATTGCGGACGAGTCGAACTCGAACAACGAAGTCATCAACATGAACCTTCAGTCGTATCTTGCACCCCGCAAGAAAGCGTGCGAACAGTTCAATGAAAAATTCGGTTTGACTGGTGATAAGGCAATCGACGTGAAAGTACGTTCGGATCTCTTGAACATCATCAAAAACGAAGCGTCAAGCGTTGTTGACGAGTACGGAAAACCAACTGAAGAAAAGGAGGTTGTCGATGAGTAAATATACGGTGCAGTTGAGGAAAATCATTGACACTCTTGGTGAAGATGAAGTGAAATCGTGGTTCATGGCATATGATCTTCACGACTATCTTTCAGACCACGAAATTGAAGTGATTGAAAAGCGTGGAACGTTCTCGAAGGAGAAACTTGCTAAGCACATTTTGAATCACTACTATATGCACGAGATTGGTCTTGAAACTGTTGCATTGTTCAAGCACTATGCAAAAATGGCGATGGATGAAATTATGGAAGCAAAACTTCCTCTCATCTATTCTGCCGCAATTGAATATGATCCCCTCGTGAACATCGATTTCACGGAGACATACACCGGTTCGAACTCCGGTTCTGCAAATGCAAACACCAGTTCTTCGAGCAACGGCATTTCGATGGACTCGGACACTCCACAAGGAAAGGTTTCGAAAGAATCAATCCTTGCCGGTGAATACGTTTCAAGCACGACTGGAAACGAAAACACGAATGTCGGTTCTTCACAAAATTCTTCTGAAGAAAATCAAGAATATACAAGAAGGACAAAAGGAAACTCTGGTTCGTTGTCAACTTCACAAAAGTTGATTCAACAATACAGGGAGAATATAATAATGATTGAAAGGGATGTCATCAAAGACCTTGCATCTCTTTTCATGATAATCTACTAGAAAGGAAAACAAATGAGCGTTGAAAGAGCAAAAAACGTTCCTCCGTTCGTACTATGGTGTACGGCAATGATTCCAACGGCATTCGATGATTCGATGTCGTACTACGAAGCACTGTCTGCATTGTACAAATTC